CGCGGATACGTAAGGAATTTCATAGAAAATGCCCTACTAACACTATAGTAGTAGCTTTCGGCATTTTAATCAACTCGATGATATGACAGAGAATTCGTTTTTCTTTTCAACACGTACAACAGTATCGAAACGATCAACCATCTGGTCAACTTTGTGGCTAATAACGAATATATTCGTATGTTCTCCGAACTCATTCATGATAGACAAGAAGAAGTCAATACCACCTGAATCAAGAGCTCCGTCAAGAATCTCATCAAGAATCATAATGTTGGTGTTAACACTATTCTTCATCTTAGCAATCTGTCTCCAAGTAAACAGAATAGCCAAGTCAAGTCTACGCTTTTCTCCCTCAGAGAAGCTAGAGTACGTAAAATCGTCTCTGTTACGTGAACGGATTACTTCATTGAACGATTCATCGAGTTCGAACTTAACATAGAAATCCATCGCAGTGAGATATTTGTTGATGAGTTTATTCATCACCGGCAAATATTCTCTGATGATTGCCGTCTTAATACCAGTATCTTTTAGTAGAGCTGCAGCAACATCATGCAACTGTCTCTTGTCTAGCAACGCGCTCTTCTCATCGATCATTGCAATAGCTTCTTCAGCATACTGCTTCATCTTTTGTTTCTCTACCTCTGCATCACCACCGGTTACTTCGGTCTGCGCAAGCTCTTGCGAGATTTGCGTGCACTGGGTATTGAGAGTAGTAACGGTACTATTCAGCGAAGAGATCTCAATCATCTTATCTTGAATCTTAGTAATGATCTCTTCACTAGCATCAACATCGGCTGTCAGTTTAACAACAGCAGCTTCTACTGTAGCAAGATTATTATTATGAGTATCGAGTACTTCTTTTAACTTAGATAGAATCTCTTCTTTATGGTCATGCTCAATCTCTTGCGAGCAACTCGGGCACGTTTCATTATTCATGAAGAAAGATATATTGTGATTACACGATTCAATCTTCGTTTTGAGCTTAGTGCGAGCAACAGCAGCTTTACTGACATTATCGCTAGCACTTGAATACTTTGATAGTTGCTCTCTTAAGATCTCTACCTCTCCTGTCGCTACTGCGATTTTACGCTCAGCTTCAACCACAGAGCTTTGATTCTCAGTGATACGGCGCTTAAGAGACTCTACCACGTTTTGCTTTGATTCTTCGAGAGCTGCAATCAATCTTCGCTGCGACTCAATACGAACTTTTTGCGAACTCAACTTAGAGTCGATCGATGTAAGACTGTCTCTCACCTCCGTGGCCTTCTCCTTAAGAATACTATTCATAACAGAGAATACGCGAATGTCGAGAATGTCTTCAATCACTTCGCGGCGCTGGGCTGCTGGTAGTTGCATGAAGGGAACAAATGTAGCCGAGCCTAGGATAACAACCTGAGTAAATGTCTTGTAGTTTAGTTTAAGAATCTGTTGCTCAAGTACTGCTTGATAATCCTTAGCAGCGGCATCTTGGTTAACTAGATTGCCATCGCAAACAATTTCAAATACGTTTGGTTTGATTCCACGGCGTACGACATACTCATGACCGTTGACTGAGAACTCAATCTCCACCAAGCAGTTCTTTTTATTGATGGAGTTGACCAGCTGACCTTTATTGATGTTACGAAACGGTTTTCCGAACAAAGCAAAGGTCAATGCACACAATACAGTAGACTTACCTTCACCGTTCTTACCTGTAATGAGAGTAGAGCGGTGTTTGTTAAGTTCAATAACGTTAAGAACGTTGCCGGTGCTTAGGAAGTTCTTCCATGATATCTTTTTAAAAACTAGCATCTACCCATTCCCATCCAAAACACCACTTCATCATCTTACGATGAATCCACACTGGCTTCTTTATTAGCTGTATCTGAAAGTATTGTCCTGATCCACCAACACGATATCCACCAGCATATACTGGAGGCTCAAACATCTTCACTTGATACTCCATTATATTACCTCAGTATTAACAGCTTCAACATAAAGCATTTTCATAAACATCTTAACCTTCTCTTTGTCGGTCTCAATCTCTGTCTCAACACTATCAATATAGTTAGACAGAACATCCATAGTATCTTCTAGATCGATGTCATCACCAATCTCCCCTTCAGAGAAGTCGGCCATGTCTTCTACGATTTTCACCTCGTAGCATCCTTTATTATACAGCGATTGAACAAACTGTTCAAATTTATATGGGTCAGTCTTGGCGGTAACGACTACCTTGACAAAGCAGTCTTGTAGATCAGCAGAACCAAGAATAACATCACCATCTCTATCGTTATACTCAATACGATGAAAAATAGATCTTGGGTTAGCTATAAACTTCATCTTACGAGTATCTGTATCAAATACGTGGAAGCCTTTAGGGTCGTTATAGTCCTGCCACATCATCTCATATGGAGTCCCAACATAGTCGATATTCTCTCTAGATGATCTGGTATGGTAGTGTCCTGAACATACACGTTCATACTTCTCAAACATACTTACTGGAAGACCATCATGAGACTCTACGCCGCGAAACATAGAGAAGGTAGCGATCTCAAAGTGCCCGAAGCAAAGGTCGGATTTACTTTTTGAGATGAACTCTTTGATCTCATCCTCGTTGTCGTCACATATCCACGGAATGATATCAATCAGAGTGTCGCCTTCTTTGAAGGTCTTAGGTTCCATGCAAACGGTGATGTTGTCATACTCACGCAGTAGAAGATCGGCAGAATTTACCCCAACGTTTTCACGCCAGTAGATATCGTGATTACCAACCAAGGTAACCATTCGAATGTTTCGATCTCGTAGACGATCAAAAAAGTATTTGCGGGATTGTGATAGTGTGTGGAAGTTGATATACTTCCGGCGATCAAAAAGATCTCCGAGCTGGTAAATGGTATCTATACCATTGGAGTCCATATACTCGAAGAGGTCATTATAAAACTTTTCGAAGTGTTTGTGAAACAGCTGAAGGTCATTTCTAGCGCCAAAATGGGTATCACCTAATATAATAAATTTCATTTTAACCTCAGATTATTCTTCAATGTCGATCATCTCGTCTAGTGAAGGGCCCTTCTTCTTTTTAGTCTTCTGTCTGCGCAGCTCTTCTTTTTGAATGATATCTCCGTAGATGTTATTATTTTGAATGAAGTCAACATACGAGTTATTGAATGAACCATCGTCATCCGTACCTTGTAAATTGAATGCCTCGAAAGGCATATCCATAATAATCTTACCCTTGATATAAGTCTGCTTCTTTTCCTTCTGTATCCTACGGAGGAATGCGAAGTAAATGATCTGCGTAAAGTATGCAAACGGATTACTGGACTTTTCGGGGTTGAAGTTATCAATATACATGATACAGTTTTCGATACCGTCAGAGATCATCTCGTCTCTGTATGTATAGTTGATGAAGTTAGGCTTATACGAAAGGTGATTAGCAATCTTAAGAATGCATTCGCCGATGTAATTGTTAACTTGAGGTTTTGGCTGATTGTTTTCTTGAGCGATCTTAACGCGCTCTTTATAATCTTTTAATGCCTTCAAGAAGTCGGCATTATTAACATAATGACTAGCCATGCTGTTCCTTTATAGTTATAAACGTAAGACTATTATATGTCATTACATTTATTACAGCAACAAAAATAAAGTTGCCTCCAACAGGTTTATCCGCCACAATGGGGTGTCCGGTTTGATATAGTGTTTTTAGTGCTTAGTTGAATTACCTTCAATATACACTATATCATCTGACTGAGTAATATATTGCTCTGTCTCGTCTTCAAATATATCTTCTTGAGTCTCAGAGACTGATTCGATCATCTTAATAAACTTATTGGAAATAGGAGTGCTGGCTGTGACAAGGAATTGTAATTTTGATTTCTTAAACTCAAAGAACGTCTCGTCAGTAAGTGTACAGTAGGGCATCATCGCAACAGTTTGCTGAACATTATCAATGTAAACAGCATATGGGTGCTCAAGCTTAACAATAGAATCATTCTCTCCAACCAAGATACCAATTACCTCACTATCATTCTCTAATCTTAACACCACTACACATTGGCTCATAGGTTTACCTCAACAAGTTTTAACGGAAATTCTTCTGCTGCGTATATCTTATAGCGCTCAGCGCCATGCTTAAGAGTATGATTTTTCCATCCCTTCCAATGAAGGTCATCTGTCAGGTCGTACAAATTACAATGAGTCTTACCGCTATTCAATCGAAGGCCTCGTCCAATAGATTGCAATACTCGAATAACAGACTTAGAAGGAGATGCAAAAATAATATTTTCAATCGACGGTATATTTATACCTGTAGCAGAAGTGCCAAATGATGCAACCACTATCGCATTCTTTTCAGTAGATAGAACTTTACGAATTCTCTCGCGGTCATCTACATCAGTATCGCCGTGAATAAAATATACATTTCTATCACCGGCTTTTGCTTTGATCATGTCATACAATACAGCACCGTGCTTTTCCACAAACTGGAATAACAATAGAGTATTACCTTCACAGTTGAGTGCAAGGTTGCGTATAAACTTACATCTAGATTCGTCACGTACAATAAGGTCAAGCTCAGCCTTATATTCTATCTTTGCATTTGCTTTGCGTACAGATTCAGGATACTTCAAAAGTAGTGCGGTTATTTTTAGTGGGGCCAGCTTACCTTCTTTTTGAAGCTTGTGTGTAGTTGTAACTCGATATACCGGACCAAATACTCCCTCAAGCACCAACCTATTAACTTTTTTATCATCTAGGGAACCGGTAGTGCCGATTCTATATTTGGTCTCTGTCATCTTATCCATGATAGAGGTGAGAGAGGTAGCTTTGAACTGATGAGCTTCATCACCAATTACAACATCGAACTGATCAAACCACTGTTTAGGTAGTTTGTAAATAGACTGCCATGTAGTAAAAAGAATATCTGATTCAAATGTCTTTGAGAAACCTGAATAAAGCTTTTGACAGTGATCGTCGGTATGCCAGCCATTGTGGGATGAGTAGTCAGCAAAGTCAGAATACATCTGCTCAACTAGAGATGTGGTTGGAACCACAACGATTACTTTACGTCCGGCGTTTAGATGCCAGCGACACGTGGTATAGATGATGAGAGATTTTCCAGAACCGGTAGGGCTCAGTAGAGTGCGTCTATTGTAGTTTAGCCCTGTGTGTATAGCGTCAATCTGATAATCTCTTATCTCGATTGGTTTTCCTCCACCATGTAGGTCGAGCGTTTGAGCAAACAACTCTATTTGTTCGTATGTGAATCCGTTATCAACAGAAACGTCATTGATAAGATTAATCTCATAACCTCTTGTTTCTGCGAACTTTAGCACATACTCGTATAGCCCCAAGCGCAGGGTCTTACGTATGCCATCGTAGAGTCGAACTTTTCCGTCCCAGATTCTTGCTTTAAATTTTGGAGTAAATTTCGCACCCGGATACTCATAAGTGAAGTAATCAACAAGTTCTCCTTCCGCACCCATGTCGTCAGAATATACTCTGATTTGCGCTTCATTAATCTTCTCTACATTTAATATAGTCATTACATACCCGCTAAGAATACCTTCCACTTAATTCCGTTAGACAGCTGAAAGTCTCTTGATTTGATCTGAGACAGAATAGACTCAAGCGCGTATATTGTTGTTTCCATATACTCCATGCGCATGGTTATCTTACTAAGATCTTCATCACCTTTTAGAAACTCATCCATCTCTGCTTTAAGTGGTTTGTTATACTGCCACTGTTCCCATCCAAGTTCAGCCAACTCACCTTTTGTGAGTTCTCCTCGAAAATATCGAATCTTGGTTTTTTGAGTCCGTTATACTCGATATCAAGCATCGTTTTTTCATCTTTGCTTCTACGAGTAACTTGATATACTTAGCATGTAGTTTAGCCGTACGCGTAGAGGCTTCTCCAAGGTGGTTATCATCTATCACGCTATCTGCTTCCCACATCACCAAAACATCATCTAATTTCATCATCTATACCTCTTTTACATAAATAATTGTAGATCGCGAAGTTGCAGCTTCCATCTACTCTAACATTG